ACAAACGAAGGAAAAACAACCAAAGAGCCTTTTGGTAATATTTCAGTACACGCTCTAATGTTAGGTTTTTTATCAGGATCTAAATTCCTAAAGTCAAACTCTAACTCTCCACCTTTGTATTCTTTTGGATCTGTTAACGTTACGGTTACAGATAATTTTCTAATCTTTCCTTTTGTTGGACCTTCTTCCATATAAGGTTTATCCCAACCATCACAGTGCCAATCATAGTATTGACCTTTTTTATATATAGTAAACTGACAAGATTCAGAATGATCCCAATCAAAGTTCCAACCTGCATTTGCATTTGCTTGATGTATGTAAGGTTGTATTTCTTTATAGATCCATCTATCATTCATCCAAACAATATTTGAATCTCTTTTCTTTTGTAAATCTTTTACTTCTTCTTTAGTAAGAGGTTGTTTGTTTAAATCTCTATCTCTACCAAAGCCGCCTGTAATAGCCATAATCTCTCTTTCTTTTTCTGACTTACCATACTTAACAATAAGATCACAAATTCTTGGTGGTATTGCAGATTCAAAATACCAATAGTAATTAGATATATTCATAATTAATTGTTAAAATTATATTTAAACCAGTAGAAGTATTAGGTGAGAAAGAATATTTATTAGTAGCTGGGAACATTATAAAGTGATTATCTTTTATAGGTAAGTGCCAAGTTCTATTTTTTCTTCTGTTATCATCATATTCAATAATACATTCTGAAGAACCTTCTTTAACATCAACCCCATAAATAAGAGTGTAGTCTGGTGAGTTTCTTAAATCAACAGGATCAACTTGACCTCTTGTCCAAGATTTTTCTTTAGGTTGCATAACATTACCGTGCATATTTTTTTGCACTAAAGTTCTATTATATTCAACTCTCCAATGATCTCTAACGTAATCTTGTAGCCATTGTAAAGGTTGAGAAAAAGGTACAACATAATCATCAAAAGCATAAGCTTGTGGATTGTTGTTAATCCTATTTTTCTTTACGTAAGATTCTATGATGTCGTTTCTTATTTTATCACGATCAATATCAAAGCCTTTAGGCATTTGAATTTCACCTGAATAAAGATCAACTTCTGTTAATACTTTCTTTTGCATACCTATCTAGTATGTAATTAACTCTAATTAAAATGTCAAGTGGATTATAGAGCGACTTTATCCCAAGCACCTGTAGATTCATTCCACTCATATATATGAGTAAGAGTTTCTTCTTCAGATAATGCTGGAGCATCACCAACTGGTGATTGCCATCTAGCTTCTGCCACATTTAGAACCCAACTAGCATAAGGTTTTTTATTAATAAAAATATCGTTATCTTCATCATAAGTCATACCTATACCTGCGTAATTACCTCTTAAAGGTGTTCCGCCGTCTTTGTGTTGTCCATTTTGTGTATTGTAAGATGTTTTTTTCCAAAGAGGCCAGCTATGGATTCTCTCTAAAAATTGTCTTCCTACTTCTTCATCTTCAACACCACTAGCGTTTTTACAATCAGCGTCATTCACAACGTGAACTCCGATAACTTTATTGTTTGCTCCTAATTTTGCGTAATGTGCCATAATGTTTCTCCTTATATCTTATTTGTTAATCTATTTCAACTATTGAAATTTATATCTTATCATTACTATACCAGACCCTCCTGCACCACCAGCTCTAAAACCTCCACCGCCACCGCCACCGCCAGTGTTAGTTGTTCCTGCACTACCTGCACTACCTGGAGGTCCACCTGCAGCTCCTCCACCTGAACCACCTCCACCACTTGAACCACCTCCACCGCCACCACCTGCAAAATATCTTGTTGAACCTGTTGGTCCTGGCGTTCCATAACTTGGAGCTGTTGGACCAATAAAAGGGTCTGCTATAAAACTTCCTACTCCTCCATCTCCAGCATTTCCTGGTGCACCAGAACCTCCTGCTGCACCTGCACCTCCACCACCAGAACCTGGATAATCAGGAGCATATGATCCACCTGATGTTCCACCTGGATTTCCTTGTGGTGGACTTACTGAAGGAGTATTACCTGCTCCACCTGATGAATTGTTTCCTGGATTTTTATAAGATCCACCACCACCTGATCCACCTGCTACTCCAGTGCCATATTCTGCTGGAGGACTTCCATTAGGTATAAGTGTACCTGAACTTCCGCCACCTCCACCACCTGCTGATGATATTGAACTAAAAACTGAATTACCACCACTTCCTCCTTGTTGATCACCGTGAGGAGGTGTGAATGTTCCTGGTCCTGCTGTTCCTGCTCCACCCACACTAATTGGATAACCTTGAACTGAAACTGGTATTCTTGAAACAGAAGCACCTAATGGTGACATTGTAGGTGCTGGAATACATTGACCAGCAGATAATCTAAATCCACCAGCTCCTCCTCCACCCATACCTCCTGCAGGATTTGTACTTCCACCACCACCTGCTCCACCAGCTACTACTAAATAATCTACAGTAGCAAGTGGACCAGCACCTGCTGAAACGCAAAAAGTTGCATCACCGGTAAATATGTGAGTTTTAAAATCACCATTTGTAACTATTGTTCCACCAGTTGCACTAATAAAAGCTGCGCCACAAACTGACGAAGTTGAATCTTGTACTGCTCTCCAACCTTTTGTGCTATCTACATAAACTAAAGTAACTGATTGATCCTCTGTAGTTAAACTTGCATCTCCACAAACACCATTAATTTTTGATCCGTTGTTACCAATTGTTACATTATTAGTTTGCCAAGTATTGGCATAATCTTTGAAAGATACAATGTCTCCTGCACTTGGTGATGCTGGTAATGTAACAGTTATTACACCTCCTGTTGTATTAATAAAATATCCATTACCTGAAGTGACTGTTAAAGGCGAAGTCTTGGCAGTTGTACACCAATCTACAGTCCCTGTTCTACCAAATCCTGTTTGTGTAGCACCACAAGCTAAAGTTACTGTCGTGCCTGACTCACCTAATGTAAGTGTGCTGCCTGTTCTTTTTGTTACTGTGTTTACTTTAATTGTACTCATAATTTATCCTATTGAAATTTATATCTTATTACTACTATTCCTGATCCACCTGTTCCACCAGTACAAGGTGAACTAGGAGAATATTGACCTGCTCCTCCACCTGTATTAGCTGTACCTTTTCTTGGAACAGCTGGTGTGGGCATAGGATTACCTGTACCCCAACCATTTCCTCCTCCACCATAACCACCTGTGGCATAAGCTGGATTGGGGTTACCTAAAGAATAGATACCTCCACCTCCTCCACCTGAAAAATATTTTAAAGCTCCATCAGGACCTGATGTACCTGCTGCTGGATTAATTGCTGTTCCTGTACCAACTCCACCAGCACCTGCTGTACTTGGTGAACCTGAACTTCCTGAACCTCCTGCACCTCCACCACCTCCTGCAGCTAATTGAGGATAATTAGGAGCGCCATTTCCACCACCATTTCCTTGTGGTGGTGATACTGGAGGACTGTTACCTGAACCTGCTGGACCAGTTCCATCGCCTCCACCGCCACCCCCTGATCCTCCTGGCGTACCTGAATTACCTGGATGCGCTCCACCTCTACCGCCACCTGCTGATGTTATTGTTGAAAAAGTTGAAACTGCACCAGCTGTTGTTGCTGGATAAGATCCACCAGCTCCACCTGCTCCTACTGCGACTGGATAAGATCCAACTGCAACAGGTAATCCTGCTGGTGCTACTAAAGGACTAGCTGTGTAAGGAGTTGCTGGTGTTTTACCTTCTCTGTAACCACCTGCTCCACTACCACCTGCTATATTATCTGCTGCGCCTCCACCACCTGCTACTACCAAATAAGAAATGTTATTGTTAGCTGGTGTTGGTGCTGAATTAATTGTAAAAGTTGAGTCAGCGGTAAAAGTATGAATTTTAAAATCTCCTGATTCTGTTACAGTTCCACCTGTAGCACAAATGAATAGGGGAACTCCGGATATATTTTCTGTGGAATCACTAGTTTGTTTCCATCCTCTTGTTCCATCCACATATACTAAACTAAACGCAACACCTTTAGTATCAATTATTGCATTGTTACAAGATCCATTAATTTTTGATGAATTTCTACATAAAGTTAAATTATTAGTTTCAAAAGTACTTGCATAATCTGAAACTGCTATAATGTCTCCTGCTGAAGGTGACGATGGAAGTGTAACGGTAACTACGCCTCCAGTTGTATTTACAAAATAACCAATTCCGTTAGCTGCTGTAAAGGGAGATGTTTTAGCCGTTGTACACCAATTAACTGAACCTGATCTACCAAACCCTGATTGAGTTGCACCTGATGCTAAAGAAACTGTACCACCACATCTACCTAATGTTACTGTTGTACCATCAACTACAATCGTTTGACCAGAACCTGATCCAACTGTAGTTGTTGATCCACATTTTTTAATGATGTTAGAATCGTCTGAAACTTTTTGTATGTTATCTGTTTTAATTATACTTGCCATAATTTACCTATTGAAATTTATATCTTAATATTACTATACCAGATCCTCCAGCACCGCCTGATTTTGCATTACAGTTATCATATATTGATCCACCTCCACCGCCACCACCACCTGTATTGGTTGTTCCTGCAGCTCCTCCAGAACTTGGTGAAGTGCCATTACCTGCTCCGCCACCACCTGATCCTCCAGCTCCTGCTCCTCCTGGACTAGCACCTCCTGGATAACCAGCTCCACCTCCGCCACCACCTGCTCTTGTAACTGCTGATCCTGTAATTGAACTTGACACACCAGCTCCACCAGCGCCACCAGCCGTAGAACCAGTTCCACCAACAGCACCAGCTCCACCGCCGCCACCTGCATTTGTTTGATTACTGTTTGTTCCTGGTCCACCACTATTGCCTTGTGGAGGACTAACAGGGGGAGTATTACCAGCTCCACCAGTTCCTGGTACACCTCCACCTCCTCCACCTGAACCACCTGCTACTCCAGCTTGACCTGGACTAGGTCCTGGTTCAAAACCATATCCACCTGCACCACCACCTGTAGAAGTAATTGTTGAAAAAACTGAATTATTACCATTCATAGCACAAGTAGGCGGACTAGTTTGTACTCCACCTGAACCTGAACCACCTCCTCCAACTGTTATAGTTAAATCTGTTACAGTTGCACTTATACCTGCACCTGCATCTAAAGGACTATCTGAATATGGGTCAGAAGAACATTTACCCTCTCTAAAACCTCCTGCACCACCTCCTCCTGCAGAGTAAGATGCTGGGTTAGTTCCAGAGCCTGCACCACCACCTCCTCCTCCTACTACCACATAAGAAATTTGAGTTGATCCTGATGGTTGTCCAGCATTAGTTATATTAAAAGGACCATCAGCAGTAAAAGTGTGAATTTTGTAATCTCCACAAGTTGTTTCTGTTCCACCTGTTGCGATAACATAAGAAGGTACTCCTGTTATGTTTGCTGTTGAATCGTGAATATCTTGCCAACCTTTAGTTCCATCTACATAAATAAGAGTTACTGACTGTGATTCTGTGGTTAAACTTGTGTTTAAACTAACACCATTTATTTTTGATCCGTTTCTACAAATTGTTACTGCATTAGTATCCCAAGTGTTTCCATAATCCTTAAATGCCACAATATCACCTGCTGATGGTGAAGCTGGGAGGGTAACTGTAACTGCTCCTGCTGTTGTATTAATAAAATATCCATTACCTGAAGTGACTGTTAAAGGACTTGTCTTTGCAGTCGTACACCAATCTACAGTTCCCGTTCTACCGAAACCTGATTGAGATGCACCACTTGCAAGTGTTACAGTTTTACCTGAACTACCTAAAGTAAGTGTAGATCCGCATTGTGTATCAACTTGATTTACGTTTATTTTACTCATTAAACTACTACCAACGTTCCTGTTACTGTTATTGTTCCAGGTATAGTAATAGGTCCTGCAAGAACTCCGTTCTCAACAGTTTGTGTACCATCAATCGTACCTGCTTGATTTTTTATAAATTCATCCGGTGATGTCTGTCCTCCAATATATTGGATTCCATTTACTATTGCAGTCATAATACTCCTTACGAACTAATTGTATCGATGTACGAAAGAACCACGTCTAAACTACTTGCTGTATCAGAGACTGCTTCTAACGTATCACCATTAGCTAAAACAATTTTTGCTCCGCCTTGAATTAATTCAATAGCAGAATTTGGTGGAATACTAACTCCTTTTGCTAAAAAGTAATCAGCTCCGCCTTTAGCAATCTTAACATCAATTGCAATTGTTGATGTTAAAATATTACAACATCTAATACCTATTACTGCATCATAATCCCCAGCTGCTAATAAAGTAGTATCACCTGTTCCAATTGTTCTAACTAATACGTTTCTAAAATCTTGTGCCATATTTTTTTCCTATTTATAATGCTACCGCCATTGCTAATGCAAAGCCAGCAGATGCTGCTCCTACTGGGTTACCTGTTGAATCCAGATAAACCGATTTACTCGCTGGTAAAGTACAGAATACATCTAAAGTGCCTGTAAAATTTATTTTAGATGTGTTACCCAAAGAATTATTTATAACTGTAGTTCTTGCTAGAGTATCGGGTGTTGCATCAGTAACTGTACCAATTCCTATTTCAAAATTGTTAGTGCCTTGTTCAAAAATAGCATAGTAAGTTGTATTACTATTACCTATTCCGGAAACAAAAGTTACAAAACCTGTTACAGCACCGGCAAGATCTAACGTGCCTGTACCTGTAGTAGTACTAGTTTCTTTTACTCTATCATTTATTACTAAAGCCATAAATTTTTTCCTTAACTCATACTTATAATTGCATTTGCCGGTGTACTAGGATCAGGAAAAGCAATTGTAAACGTACCATTAGTCGCCGTTTTTGTTCCTCCAAAATCTAATACAACACATAATTTATCTGATTTGTCATCATTATAAATAGCTGCTCCTGCTGCACCAAATGTAGCACTAGCTATTGTGGAATCAGCAAAGTCAACAGATGCTACTGCAGTACCTGAAGCAACCGCTTGTGAACCTAAAACTTGTCCAGTTGTTGTATAACCAGAACCGCCTCCAGAACTTACTTCATTTGTAGTAATATAAGTTGTGCTTGATGTGCTAAATGCAGCTATAGATGTATACAATGCTATCTTAAATGAATCCCCACCACTTGCAAAATTATGTGTTCCCGAAAAGAGTTCTCCTCTAAATGCGAACGGTATTATATTTGCCATATTATTTTCTCCTTATTTATTTATTACTTGATGGATTTTTGGATTCTAAAACGGTACGAATAACCCCATCTTGATATTCGTCTCGGCGTCTTCGACCTTGTTGTTCGATCGCATACGATAGTAAAGCTTTTTCATAAGCTTGTGAATAGTATTGTAACATATCTGCAGGACCTTTCAAGTACCCATATGCATTTACAAGAGATCCATATAGAATAAGATCTTGATATTTATTTGATAAAAAGGTTCCAGTTCCACTAACTGTGGCATCTGTTAA